TAAATTTGACCGTCGAGGAGAGCTCCAAATTTGCATCCCGCCGATACGTCGATACTAAATTTGACGCCGCTTTGGTAGAGACTAAGGCAAACGAGCTTTATGCGCCAAAGACGCACAATCACGATGAAGTTTATCTAAAAATAGAGGATTTTGAAAAATACAAAAATCAAAAAAGCGCTGAGGAGGGCGAATTTTTAAATAAATTTATCAAAGATCCGACGAACGAAAAATGGACGCGCAAATTTTTCTATACCGCCGATAAAACCGACTACCCTATTATGGGTGGACTCGTTTTGATAAACGACAAATACGCCATAACAAAGGCACAATCAAGCAAACAGACGCTTAGCCCAGTCTTTACTGATTTTACGCCGTATTTCGGCGCTTACGAACCTATGGCGAAGATAAATACAACTAATAGCTCGCAAGGGGAGTTTAAGTATCTTTTTTGCATAGGAGACGAGCATTATTTTGGGCGTAAAATGGATACGTCGTTTGATCAGGATATATATGTATATAATTCAGCGAATGGCGAATGGAAAAAAGCTGGAGGTACGATACTGAGTAATGACGCATATACGAGCTATATTGCCCCGAAATACCCTCTATGGCGTAGCCGTAGCTACATTGGGAAAATTTATACGACCGACGATCAAGAGGTTTTAGATTTTGGCTCATATAGCCATCCTTGCTTCGTTATAGACGATTACGTCATCAGAACTAAGATAAATAACGAGAATCCGCAAAAAGTCTTTAAAATAAGCAAAAGCGGGAAAAAACTAGTATCGCAAGAGGTTGCGCTTTCAGACACGCCCTTTGACGGATTTGATATTTATGGATCCGATCTTATAGGTTTTTATATTGTCGCAGAGTGCGGCGAATACTTTAGAAACGGAGATGATTTTTACTATATCAGGTATTTTCGTACCTCGTCTACGAATTTTAAAGACAGATTTAAGATATATAAAAATAAAGAGCTTTTATCTTGCCCTATCCCGCCTATAGCCGAACTTGGCGAAGAGATACTGATCCTAAGAAGCACTAGGTATTTAGCTCGAAGGACAAGTAGGGGATGGAATTTTATGAATAATAATATTTCTTCAAATAAACCGCAAAACGTTTATACAGATCTTTTTGACCTAGTAAACGGTCAAAATCCGGTTAGATTACCCGTGCATGTTCTTTGTGCGCAAGAGAGTGCCAAAGGCCTCAAAATAGCGTTTCTACCTAATGCTTCAGATGCCGATAAGGGGTATTTCTACGAAACAATCATCCCTTACGAAGAGCTAAAGGGGCTAAAATGAAACCAACACTCAAACAATGGCTAACGGTAGCTAGGAACTTCATCATCGAGCTTCCGCTTGAGATACTTGCCTTTTTCGTGGTGCCGATCGCGCTACTCTTTATAAAAGAAAGTGACGACCATCTACCGCGCTGCTTTCGATGGTTTGAGGATGCGGACGATTTTTACGACGGGCAAAGCGCGGCCATAAACGGTGACGGCGGATGGAGACGGGAGCATTTCCCGCCGCCTAAAAACCGCTCTTATTTCGCCCGTCTTTGCTGGCTACTGCGTAATAGAATAGGCTATTTTAGCGTCAAATATTTAGGCGTCAAAGTCTTAGATGTGCAGCCTGCTAGCGTCGTTACCCAAGGCGACGTGCTTATCACGCAAAACAAAGGACGCAAGAGCGGCTTTTGCAAGGTAGAGTGCCGTCTAAAAGACGGACGGGAGCGTTTTGGCTACTACCGCGAGATAAGATACACGGGCTTTTTAAGCGGCTTTTATTGCCGCATTTACGTGGGGTGGAAGCTCATGGACATAGCCGGCGCAAATCCCGAAAATTGGCACGAATTTATCGAAGACGGCGATAAAAAGGTGCTTAAAACAGTATGGGCGTTTCATCCGATGAGAAAGGTCAAAGAATGAGCGCATCAATGAAATTTGCAGTTATCGCGACGACTATTTTGGTCGTAGTCATCGTGGTAGAACTACTGAAAGGAGCGTAAAATGGGGCTTTTAAATGTCAAATTTCTAATATCCGTCGGCGTCGCCATGCTGATAGCTCTCGGCGGCGCCGGGATTGAAATTTGGCGATTAAACGGCGCGCTAAATAGCGCAAAAGCCGAGACACAAGACGTCAAAGACGAACTAAAAAAAACCGAAAAAGAACTAGCTCTCAAAGAGGCAGCAAATCAAATTTACGCGGCGAACGTGAGCGAGTGCAATATGCGTATAGACCTGCAAAACGCTAAATTTGAGCAGTTAGAAGTCAAAAAGCAGGACGCGATAAGGGCGGCAAATAGAGCAAAGGCGAGATTTGAAAAACTGGCCGTGCCGGCAAAAAATGCCGCTTGCAGGGAAAAGTTAAAATTCTATGAGGAGCTAATGAATGAGGCGAATAAATAAAGCCGTTCGAGCTGTTCGGAATTTCCGAACAGCTGCATTGATTGCTAGCGGGCTATTGCTAGCAGGGTGCGGGGGCAAAGATCCGCAGGTTATCATCAGAACGGAGTATAAAGACGTATTCGTTCCGATACGTTGTATAAATAAAATGCCAAATAAGCCAAAATACGATCATGAAAATATGCAAACCGCGCGCGAGTTGATGCAATACTATAAAACTTGCGAGGAGCTTTTAATGGGATGCGTGTCGCAAGATAACGAAAAAAGTAAGGAAATAAGCAATGAGTGAGCTAGTAATTCGAAAAATCATGGGCTTTAGGATCGGTAAAAAAAGAGTGCTAGAGGTAGCTTTAGCGGTCATACTTGCTTTGATTTTTGGGGCGGCGATAGGATGAGCCCTCTCTGTAAAGAATACCTATATCTGCTCTGGGTATTGCTGGTCGGCGCGATAGGTGGCATTTTAGGACTACTCAATGAAGACGGAGAACCTAGAAAACATCGCACCAAGTGGGCTTTTACCGCCGCTACTTTTACGGCTATGTTTCTTTGTTGGGCTACATTTGCGATCGTGAAATTTTTTATACACGACGTTGAGTTTGCGCTAGCTATCGGCGGGATTATCGCCTTTATGGGCGCAGAATGGGTCAGACGAAAAATCAACAAAGCTGCAGATAAAAAGATAGACGCAATCGCCTCAAAAGACTACGACGATGAAATGAGCGACTATGAAAGGAATTTAAAATGAAGCTAAAAATCACGAGATTTAAAAATATCAAAGACGGCACGCTCGGCAAATTTGAGCTGCTTTTTAACGGAAAGATCTTTTTAGAGGGCTACACCCTAGAGCCTGCGGGTGCGGACGAGACGAGGCGCGGGCTAGATAGACGAATACCCGAGGGGGTTTATGATGTCGCATGGCGGCACTCGCCAAAATTTAATCGTATTTTGCCCGTGCTATTTAACAAGCAAGTGCCTAAAGACCGCTGCATTTTGATTCACGCGGGCAACTATCCAAAGGATACCGAGGGATGCATACTTTTGGGCTCTACGTTTAGCGATGATGGCGTTTTTAATAGTCTTAGCACGCTAAAAAGCTTTTTGACTCTAACGTTAAACAAAGAGCTTCAAGTAGAAATAATCAATAAATTTTAGAAAGTGAGGTAAAAAATGCCAAGTAAATACGGCGTCAATGTCGAGCTTTATAACGGCTCGCTAAACCCATACGAGATCAACAACCGCCGCCCGATCGCAATAGTCGGCGACGATAGCAAGCTAGTCGCAGGGCTTTACGTTTATAGCACCGTCGAAGATGCACTTAAAGCAGTAGAGGGCGGCACGATAAAAAACGCGCTTGAAGACTTAAAGGCATGCGGAATTCATACGCAAGTAGTTCTAAGCTCGTTTAAGCAAAGCGCAAATAGCGACGCGAGCGCAAAAAAGCAGGAAAATTTAACCTCTTGCTTAAACGCTATCGATGCGCTCAAAAAAGCCGAAAACGTAGTAATGGCAAAACCTAAATTTATCGCTGCGCCTGAATATAACGACGCAGGCGTTTATGAAAAACTTAAGCAGCTAGGCGAGTATCTAAGAGCCGTTTATGCCATCGAAGTCGATGCGACAAACGAGCAAACCGCAAAGGCCGCAGTTCAAACGTTAGCCACAAAAACGGCGATCATAACGTTTCAAAAGGTCAAAAGAGTAGATAAGGTCATTCGCCCGCTTAGCATGTTTTTGATCGCTCTTTATGCCAAAGTAATGAGCGAGACGGAATACGGCTTCTCGCAAACGTATTCAAACAGAGTCATTCCGGGCATTACCGCGATCGTGGATAATGTGGAGTTTATCCAGGGCGTGGACTGCGAAGCCGATAGGCTAAGAAGCGAGGGCATCTCGATAGCTTACGTGGACGACGGCATCAGGGCATGGGGCGGCGAAACGCGCGACGAGGATTTTACCAGCATGCACACCTATGTTATATTTTACACGGCGATCGAGACGATTTTTCAGGCTCAAAAGCGCGCGATCGATAAAAGGATGCGCGACGTGCTCAAAAACGTAGTCGATAGTCTTGAGGCATTTTATCGCCGCTTGGTGGCAAACAACGTCGCCGTAGGTTTTGAGGTGACCGTGCCGGCTGAGCTAAATACTAACGAAACGATCAGCGAGGGTAAAATTTACATCAAACACAAAGTGCAGGAGATGCCGCTAATCAAAAATATCACGAATAGAATTTACCGGGTCACGGACTATTCGCAAGTTTTAATCGAGGAGTTATAGGATGAAAGCGCAAGCAATAACGGGCGGAAATTTCTTTATTGACGGGATTGGGCTTTTTGGCGAGCTTGTAGATTTTGAGCCGCCTAAATTTGAACACGAGACGATAGAGGCCGCATCGGAGATCGGTAAATACGAGCTGGTTTTGCCGACTCTCAAACCGCTATCGGCAAAATTTACAGTTAATAACGTCAGCGAGACTTATTTTGGGCTTTTAAACACAAAGACCAAGCAAAAAGTCTACATCAAAGCCAATCATAGCGGAAGTGAGGGTAAACACGTGGCTATCGTGGCGACGTTTGAGGGCAACGTCAAAGTGCTCGAAGCGCCTAAATTTGAGATGAATAAAGAGGCTAATATGAGCATCGAGATGAGCTGCTTCGTCGTAAAATACGAGGTCGAAAAAAAGACCACGCTATCATACGACGTAGAAAACAAAATTTATGCCGTAAACGGCGAGGATCTTTACGAGACCATCAGGAAAAACATATCTTAAGGAGTAAAAATGGCACTTAAAAAAATAGAAATACCAAGAACTGAATTTGTCTTTAGCGACGGTCAGACGGTGGAGCTCAAAGCTCCGACGCTAGCGCTCATCCAAAGCGTCCAAAACAAGACAAAAGACGAGATCGAGCAGGCAAAGTTGATGCTAATCGAAATGAGCGACGGCGAGATGGATAAAGAGTTTTTAAACTCCTTGCCGATGAACGAATGGAGCGAGCTATCAAAAAGAGTTAGCGCGTTTATGGGTATCAACGTAAAAAACTAACCGAGGGGATTGCTCTAATAGGGCACTCCCTGCACTTTACCCTAAAAGACATTATGAGCCTCGAGTTTAACGAGTTCGTGGATTATTATGAGATAGCCTTGAAGCTTGCAAAAGAGTTTTAAGGCTCTAAAACCCTAGCTTCAAATTTTTTCTCTTTTTTGAAATATTTAAAATACACGTAAATACAAAATAGCGGGATAGAAATATACCAAAAAGCGAAAACTAAGACATAAAAAACCGCAAACCCAATCAACCCTATACCTATCACTAGGGCAAGCAGCAAATCGTCCATCTTTAGCGCCTCCATTGTATAAATTTGCACTTCAATTTTAATAATATCAAGATAAAAAAAGGCTGAAATATGGCAAAATCGGCAGAGCGTTTTTCGCGCAGCGAAAAGATTTCTAAAAGGAGCGTAGCGGGATGGCAAAAAACGCGACTCTAACCTTCGGGATGGACTTAAGCGACTTCGACAAGGCGATGAAGTCGATCAATAAGCAAGCTACGAGCCTAAGCGATCAGATAAATAAAGTTACTCAAGGCGCAATGCAGGCCTATAAAAACGGTCTAAGCGATCTTAAGGCAAATCCGTTTCAAAGCGCAAAATTTCACACGGACCTAGCAAATCTCAAAGAAAATATCAAAAAGGCCGTAACGCACAAGCTAAATTTAGACATCGAAGAAGCCAAGAAAAACCTCGAAGGACTAAAAACCCAAGCTTTGGCCGCCGCATGGCGATCTCAAAGCCTATAAGCTCGGCGATCGATTTTGAGAGCTCCATGGCCGACGTTAAAAAAGTAGTCGATTTTAGCGGCGCCGACGATGTTAAGAAGTTTGCGGACGGATTAATGAAGATGAGCCGCGAGATCCCGCTAAGCGTCAATGAGTTAGCCCAAATCACGGCAAGCGGCGGACAGCTGGGCATCGCTAAAGAAAATTTGATGGACTTTACGACTACCGCGGCAAAGATGGGCGTCGCCTTTGATATGAGCGCAAAAGAAGCCGGCGATAATATGGCCACGATGATGAATATATTCGGCATGGACGTTAAGCGCGTGGGCGAGCTGGGCGACACGATAAATCACATCTCAAACAACTCCGCGGCCACCGCAAACAAAATAGTTAATGCCCTAGGACGTATCGCTGGCAACGCCAAAGACTTTGGGCTTAGCGCGGACGCCGCGAGCGGACTTGCGAGCAGCTTTATAGCCTTAGGCAAAGCTCCCGAAGTGGCCGCGACCGCTATTAACTCGATGCTAACGACGCTAAACAACGCCGACAACGCGAGCGACTCGGTTAAAGCCGCATTCGAGCAGATCGGAATCGACGGCAAAGAGCTAAAACAAGCGATCATCAAAAACCCTCAAAAAGCTTTAACCGATTTTTTATATACGCTCTCAAAAATCCCAAAAGAGAATAAAACGGGCGTTTTGACGGCGATTTTCGGTAAAAACTTCGGCGATGATCTCTCGCTAGTAACGGGCGCTATCGAAAACTACGATAAGGCGATGAGGTTAAGCGCGGATAAGGCAAAAGCCGGATCGATGGATAGAGAATTTAAGTCGCGAAGCGAAACGACGGCAAATAATATCCAACTAATGAAAAGTGCGTTTAACGAGATCGCGATAAATGTCGGCGCGGCGTTTTTACCAGCTTTAAATTTAGTTATTGACGGTATTAAAAAGATCAGTTATGCCTTTTCGTGGTTTGCTGACGCATTCCCGGGCGTGATAAAATACTCGTTTGGCGCGGTTATTGCCTTAACGGCCGTTAGAACTGCGCTCATCGCGAAGCAAGCCGCATTAAGCCTTGCTACGCTAATGCTCGGAAATTATCGTAAGGTATTGCAACTTTTGCCCTTTGATTGCTTGCAGCTGGGCGGCTCGCTAAAAGATTGCGGTATCGCGGCGAGGTTTAAAGCAATGTGGCTAAATGCAGCCGCGAGAGCATCTACTCTTTGGAGCGCTAGCACCGCGGCAGCTAGCTCAAAATCCGCTCTTTTCGTCGGTGCTCTCAAAAATATCGGGGTAGCTTTTAGAGCGCTTAGCGCGGCATTTTTGAGCAATCCTATCGGACTTGCTTTGACGGCGCTCGCGGCCGTCGCTTTTGCGGCTTATAAATATTGGGATGAGCTTAAGGCATTTTTTAGCGGATTTTTTGATGGCATCATGACCGGGCTAAAACCGCTAACGGATAGCTTTAGCAGGGCGTGGGATGCGATAAAGTCCGCCTTTACTCCGATTGTCGATCTTTTTGGATCACTATTTGGCGTAACAAAAGCTAGCGAGGGGGCGCTTGGAGAACTAAAGGATGCGGGCACTAGTTTCGGCCAGGTTTTTGGTGCGTCGCTAAGCGTGGCACTATATCCTTTTGAAGCCTTGGCAAATATCATAACAGCCGTCGGCCTAATAATCGACATCGTCAAAATCAAGGGCACGCAGTGGATAGAAGCTTTTGGCGAGGAGCTTAATTGGTGGCGCGATCTTTTCGGCAATATAGGCGAGTGGATATTGCAGAAATTTGATGCAGTCGTCGAGGGGATAAAAGGCTTTTTTGCGGGCTTTTTTGATTGGCTAGCGGAGAAATTTGCATTTGTAACCGATAGTATAAAAGCAGTTACGGACTTCGCGGGATCTGCCACGCAAGGCGCGAAGGATATATTGGGCATCGGCGACGGCAAGGAAACTAACTGGTATAATCCTTTTAGCTGGTTTAATGACGAAGCGCCGCAAACTACTGCCGGATCTGTGGATAAAATCGCGCAGGATCGCCGCGAAATGAGGTCGCAAACGAGCCAAAATCAAATAACCGACAATAAAAAGATCGACATAAATTTATACGGCTCGCAAGCTACTCCGCAGGCCGTAGCGCAGGCTGTGGCTGATAATGGATATAGTTTTGGGGATTAGGCTAACCCCTCTGCGTTCCTTCCCTTAGTCTAGTAAAATGATAAGATAGTTTAAATAAAAAAGCATAAAATCCGTAGTTGCTCAAAGAAGCTATTTTATTTATCATTGCTTCGCTAAATTTACTATAATCTAGGTGCATCGTTCTATCTAGCAAAGCTACCGTATCGTCCGGCAAATAAAACATATTTGTTACTCGTTGCTTTTTTATCGCATCTATTTGACTGTTTATAGACTGCTCGTCTTTTCCGTTTTCCTTGAATGTTCTTTTCATTTTTTCAAGGCTGAGAATCACCACGAACGATACGCAAATAGGAAAATTGCGTTCATTTTCGCTACTGTTATCGCAAGAGTTGGATATTATCATTACTTTGGCGTTACGCCCGTCGTATATATTTTTACACTCCACTATATCGGACTGCAAGAGTTTGGGCTTATGCTCGTTAAATATATCTTCGGGCATTATCATTTTTTCCAAGTTGTCCGGAAAACCATCAAGCGAATTTTTTAAAGCATTTTTAGCATCATCGCTTAGATATTGCGGTAGATACTTTTGTATATCGCTTTGCGGAATTCCCATATTAAGCCAATAAATCCATTATGTTATCATTGATTATTTTTGCGAAATCGGCATCCAAATCATGGGAATTCTTTACGATATTTTCGGCGAAATTTAACATGCTCCTAAACAATCGGCTATCAATACTATTTACCTGATTAAAAGAGCTTATATCTGAAAGCTTACTCGTATTGTTTTGCAAAAATAGATTTTTTGGCATATTGGCCTCAGTGGCAGTTAATGCTGAGGCTATAAGCATCGCGGGGAATATCATTTTTATATTAGTATTCTGGATTGAATTTGGCATTTATATACTCCTCTTTGATGATTGAAAAAAACAGCTTCTTATTACTCTCGTGCATTTTTTCCAGTATTTCTTTTATATTATTTACGTCTATATCTGAATCTGCAAAAATAGTCTTTATATCTATGGTCGAGCCGGCTGTGTTTTTATTGCCTACTATGGCCTGTGCCGATCCGTTTATACTTATGTTGTTTGTTATACCCTCGAAAGTCTCTGAAAAACTTAATTGCTTACTAGTGCATTCTACCGGGTAGTCTATTTTTATATTTATTTTTTTAAACATATCCTCGTCTTGGAAAAAATCTATATTTTGATACTCTAAATTTATAATCTTTTTTATAACTTTGGATTTGTCTATACACGCTATAAATTTTTCTATTTCAGACCTAAAATAATCTCTCCATCCGCCGTATTCTATTCCGTAGGCTTTATCGTATGCTATCGACACTATTTTGCCGCCTATTTGTATCGAGTATTGCTTGCTCTCGTCTAGTAGCGTATATACGGGCATGAATTTTAAGTTATCGTCATTCTCTCTTATCTCGAGCGGAATATTTATTATCGGCATAGGAAAACTTTTAAAAGTTCCTAGGCTACTTTGAATATTTTGATACAAAATTCCAAAAACGGCCTCGGTCGGAATTGTTGAATCAAATTTTATATTTATGGCCGATATTAACAATGGAGCCGGGTTGAGTTTCTTGGGAATATTCATAATCTTCTTCTTTTTATTGGTAATCGCATAATTATAGTATTTTTAATTGAATTAAAACTAAAAATACCGCTTCTAGAATATACTATACGATACTCTTTACCACTTTACCCACGATTTTAAAATGCTCCTGGGTTTCGTTTAGATCGATCTCGTAGCTTTGAAAATTCGGATTAACCGAAACGATTTTAAGCATACCGCGCGGCGTGAGTTGCAGGATTTTTACCATGAGCTGATCGCTAAAATTTACCACGTAAAGCCCGTCTCCGGCAAATGCGCCGTCCTCGCGAAAAATAACCCAATCCCCGCTCCTTAGCATCGGCGTCATGCTCTCGCCCTCTACCTCCATGCTGCCCAGGTTTTTGCCGGGCGGGACTTTAAAAAACGCCTTAGCAATCGGCATCAGCTCGCCCGTTTGGTAGCTCCTCACGCCCTCTAGCTCGTTACCGCCGCCCGCGCTTGCCTTAACGGAGGTCGTTTTGCGGATGAAGTAGAGATCGGCATCGTCCGAATTTGATTTCTTATCTGATTCTATTTCTTCTGCATCATATGCTTGCGGCATTGCAATATATACAGTTTTTATGGGTTTTTTAATATATGGATATTTTCTTGGCTCTTCGCTCATATCCAACTCAGCGCCTTTGGCTATCTCATCAGCATCCAAAGTATATCCTTGTTTAATAAAGTCAAAACTACTATCGAATTTGTCGGCTACATAATGAATCCATTTATATGGAACGTTATTTCTAGTTATCCAGCCAGCTATTACATTGGGGGCAATATCTAAAATTTTAGATAATTGATTCCTATTTTGCACATTGGCAACTATACACATTCTAGTAATAATGTCGTTTGCAGAGTCAGCTTTTATATTAGCAAGTGATGATTTTTTAGGCATTATATTCCTTTATTCATTTTTTATTCACTTCTTAAGCAAATTTTAATTGACATATTCACTAAAAATGAATATAATTCAGATATCAATTAAGCAATTATACCAAAAAGGACGAAAAATGAAACTTCAAAACGCGGTTAAGCTCTTAAAAGAGTTCGGAGAGGTTAAGGAGCACGAATGCGGCGCGAGCGTCGAAATAGGGGCTAAAACTTACGGCGCGCTAACAAACTGCGGCGCGGATACGGTTTCGTATCTCTTCGAGGAGACCAAAGACGAGCGCGGCGGGATATATTTTAGCTTGATAGGCTCGCTAAAACAGATGCGCGAACGCTTGCAAGAACTACAAAGGGCGGCCTAAGCTGCCCAAATTTGAAAGGATAAAAGATGAAAAAAATCAAGATTTTAAAAAAGCTTTTAAAGCTGGATCAAGAGCTAAATGCGATTGGTGCGGTGTTTAGTAATATATATAACGCTCAACGTAGCATCGAGGCCAAGAAAAAGGAGCTGGTCGCCATGCTAGGCGCAAAACCTAGCAAAAGCGTTAAGAAAATAGCTAAGAAATTTAAAGGCTATAAAGAGGAGTGAGGGCAAGGTTAATGGGAGTGTGTGTTGTCCGCTTTGCGGCCTAACGCATCTTTAGTAGTCTTTAACTCTTCCTCAAGAGCTCGAACCGCTTTTTTGAGCTTGGCAACGTCAGCTTTGAGTTGCTCAAGCTCGACTTGGTCTAGGATTTTGACGGTTTCTTCTATGTTGGTATCCATAGATAAGTCCTTTTAGTTGAATTTGTTTTTGGCGAATGGATTATAACGAAAAAGGGCTTTTTTATGAGTATTTTTGAAAGGATAAAAGATGAAAAAAGGCGAGTTTAAACAAGAGGCGTTTTTGAATATCGCGGTCAATGAAGAGATGGCCGCTGAGTGCATGAGGCGCAAAGCGATATGTCAAAAGATAATCAAGCTAATAAATAGCGATTTGGGCGAGGAGTTTTTGAAAGATTGCGAGGATTTTAAGGACGCGATGCAGAAATTTGAGCTCAAATACGGATTTTTGATTTGAAATTTAAAGGAGGCGAGTGAATGAAAACTCTAGCGCAGTTAATTTACGAAAAAACAAGATGGACGATGAAGGACTACTGCGAAATGCGCGGGATCAAAAGCACGGGCGGCTTAAAAGGCGGATACGTAAGCAAAGAGAACGCGAAAATACTAGAAAGCGACGGGATCGAGTGGCGCGCGGCTAAAAACGTCCGAGTGGGCGACGGCACGTGCGCGGGATATGTTTTTTTAAACAAAAATAAGAAAGCGAGTTAAAAATGCTAAATAAAAAAGCGGTTGATTTTGCGATATTTCAAGCAAAAATGGCGATGGCGGGGTTTGAGGTTAAACTAACTCCAAAGGGCGAGATCCGCGGGGTTAAACGCGGCGCAAAGCTAGGCAAAGCGGAGGCAAAAAGTGCGAATAATCCAAATTATAAAACAAATTCTATCGCATCGCTCGTTTGAGCCGTGCCGAGCAAAAGATAGGAAATTTAAGGGTGCTAGCGGCGCGATCTTTAGCGGGTCGCACTACTACGTAAATGCGGACGGGTTTATCGCGTGCAGGCTAGGCGGTGCGATCGTGGACATAAAGGAAAAAACATGCTAATTCAAAATTTAAAGAGGTTTTTTGAGGTTAAGACTGGCATCGAGAGGATAGACGAGCAGATAAAAGAGCTCAAAGAGGACAAAAAAAGCTACCTTGTAACTCTCGAAAACCTAGAGCGCGAGCTAAAGCGAGAGCTAAACACGGACGACTTATCGGACGTCCAAATCTCGCACGGGCTTAAGATGTCCATCGAGGTCGCAAAAAAAGAGGCGGGTAATGAGTAAAAATTTAAGCGATGCGTTAAAAAACGCCAAAGACGAGATCAAAGAGCTAATCGCCTCATTTTTTGAGGAGATTGAAGCCGATCTCGATGAGCTTGCCGAGCTCGTAGAACAAAACGAAACTGAGCAAGCGGACGACCTAATCACTGAAATCAAACAAAAAATGGATAGTTGGCTCGCGGTGCAGTAGATGAAGCCCAAAACGCCTAAATTTAGCGCAGAGGACATTGTCGATTGCGGGATAGATAGCATCCGTTTTGTGATGCCAAAGGCCACGCTTAACGGCTTTTTGAAAAAGATTGAGCTTTTGGGAAAGCTGCGGCTAATAAGCCGAAATAAAACGGTCAAGGATTATGCGGAGTATAAATTTAAGGGCGCAAACAAGCCGCTTTTTGATGCGGACGAAAAGCATCCTTACAAAATCCGCTACATCAGCTTTAAGCGCGGCACAAAAAGCTTAAGTAACACGATGCTGGTGGTCGAAAACTCAAGCGAGTTAAACGATCTTTGCAAAAAGCGTAAAAAGCCCTTTGGCTATTACGTTTGCGTTGTCTTTGCGGGGCTGTTTCAGCCTAGCAGGGATATTTATAAAGAGACTTACCGAATTTTGGGCAAGTTTTTACGACGTTTTAAGCCTTACAGCTGGGATGTCGCGGTGGATTTTAAAGACACTTGCGACGTAAATTCTAAAGCCAAAGGCAAATTTAAAGAGGCAGTAAAAGAGCAAGCCGACGACGTAATAAGCTTTAAGACGAGCATTTATGCAAATCGCGGACTAAAAAACGGGAAGTTTTATGCGGTGGATAAGGTTTGTTTTTACGACAAATTCGAAAAGCAAACGAACTACCACAAACAAAAAATAGACGAGAAATTTAAGGACTGGAAGCGCCTTGAAGTGACGTTTAGGCTAAAAGGTAAATTTATGGATTTTATCGAAAACGAGAACTTTAAGGAGTGCGTTGAGGTGATGGACGAGATCGCGGATAAGCTCACGGGCGAGTTTCCTTTTGGCGTCTATCTTGGCAAATTTAACGAGCAAATCGCATATTTCAGGGATATGCGCAAGCGATTAAATTTAAGCAAAACTATTTTTTAAAGGGTAAAAAGTGGGAAAATTTAACGTAGATGAGCACATAAAGGCGCTTAAAGTTTGTAAATACTTCACGATTGAGGGTATAGAAAATTTAAGCAAAAGGTATCCGAACGAGGAGCATATAAAAATCGCCATGCAGATCAAGGCAAAAAACGAAAAGCCGATCGAGGGCGCGGCAGGCAGGGAGTAAATATGCATCAAAATCAAATAAATTTTATCAGCTACGCGCAGGCGGCAAAAATGCTAGGCGTTGCGGTGGTAACGATCAAGAAGTGGGCGCAAAAAGGCCTTATTAAGCGATACGCCGTAACCGGCCGCAGCGTGTTTGTCGATAAAGACGAGATTTTAGAGATGATTAGAGGTAAAGAGGCATGAACGTGATAAATCAAGTCGTAGCGGACGATTATGCCATTTATAACGGTGATAGCTGCGAGGTCGTCAAGGCTTTAAACGATGAGAGTGTAGGATATATCATTTACTCGCCGCCGTTTGATAGCCTTTATACCTATTCAAATTCCGATCGAGATATGGGTAACTCAGAAAAGGGCGAATTTATGGATCATTTTGCGTTTTTAGCAAAAGAGCTATTTCGCATCCTAAAAAGCGGGCGGCTTATGAGTTTTCACTGCATGAATTTGCCGACTTCAAAGGTTAGAGACGGCTTTATCGGAATTCGCGATTTTAGGGGCGAGCTGATACGCCTTTTTGAGAGCGTGGGCTTTATATTTCACTCCGAGGTTTGCATCTGGAAAGATCCCGTAATCGCTCAGCAACGCACCAAGGCGCTCGGCCTGCTTCATAAGCAGCTCGTAAAAGATAGCGCGATGAGCCGCCAAGGGATACCCGACTACCTCGTCACGATGAGAAAGCCGGGCGTAAACGCCGAGCCGATCGAGGGCGGACTAAAATACTACTGTGGCGACGGTGCGCCGATCGCATCTAAATTTGACGAAGAAAAAGGCAACCTAAACCGCGGCAGTATCGAAGTATGGCAAAGATACGCAAGCCCGGTTTGGATGGATATTAATCCAAGCAACACGCTAAGCCTAAAAGGTAGCCGCGACGACGAGGACGAGAAGCATATTTGTCCTCTCCAGCTTGACGTTATAGAGCGCGCGCTTCAGCTATGGACGAACGAGGGCGACGTCGTATTTACTCCGTTTTTGGGTATCGGCAGCGAGGTTTATCAATCTCTAAAAATGAACCGCAAGGGGATAGGCATCGAGCTAAAGAGCTCTTATTTTAACGTTGCGGCGAAAAACTGCGAGCTAGCCTTGCGAGAGCGTGCCCAAGGATCGCTTTTTTAAAGGTCGGCAGTGGATAAGGCAAAAGAAATTCAAGACTTCTACGCAAGCAAAGTTAAAGACGCGTGTAAGCCCGAGATTAGGCGATATAGCGCGCTTCAAATGGCGTTTTTCAAAGCAAAGAGATCGGGCGAAGACATAAGCGTCCTAAAACAAGAGCTAGAAAACGCAAGGCGCGAAGCGATGAGAAAAGCGATCGGATGTTTGGACGAGTATGAGCATTTTGAGGTTATAGCCACGTTAAGCGATGACGGCAAAATCCGCTCAATGCCCGATTTTTTCAAGAATTGTATTATTTGATAAAAGGAAATTTTATGCAATATGAAGACTTTTTAAAGACGAAACAAAAGCGGGCAAGCTTTAAAAGCATCGAAATTTCGCGAGACGAGTTAAACGGCGCGCTGTTTGATTATCAAAAGGATCTCGTTTATCTTGCGCTTAAAAAGGGGCATTTTGCGATATTTGCGATGACGGGTAGCGGCAAAACCGCGATGCAAGGCGAGTGGGCTTATCAAATTTGGCAAAAAGAGCGCGCGCCCGTGCTCATCGTGACGCCTCTTGCCGTCGCTTTTCAGAGTATCGAGGAGATAAAGCACATCCTAGGATATGACGTTAAATTTTGCGAAAGCGCGGATGACGTGATAAATGGGTTAAACATTACCAATTACGAAAAGTTGGATAAATTTGACCCGGACGCGTTTGTCGCGCTAGTCCTGGACGAGAGCTCAAGGCTAAAAAGCTATACCTCGGCCACGCGAAATTTAATCATCGAAAACTACAAGCACACGCCTTATAAGCTCGCATGCTCGGCCACTCCAAGCCCGAACGACTACACGGAGCTAGGCAATCACACGGAGTTTTTAAATGTGTTGAGCTTATCCGAAATGCTCTCGATGTATTTTGTGCATGACGGTGGCGATACGTCCGAATGGATACTAAAAGGCCACGCAGTTAAGCCGTTTTGGAAATTTATCAGCTCGTGGGCGGTATTTTTTACAAAGCCTTCCGATCTAGGGTATAGCGCCGAAGAGGACGCTAAATTTAAGCTCCCGCCGCTAAAAATGCAGCACGTCGAAGTTGAAAGCCAAAGCAAGGACTCGCTTTTTGCGATTGCTGCGCAAACCTTGCAAGAGCGCAGGCAAGCCAAAAAAGATAGCTTAGAGCAAAGATGCGAAAAAGTGGCCGGGATCTGCAATGCGTCAAACGAGAATTTTTTGATTTGGTGCGAGCTAAACGACGAGGGCACGATGCTCAAAAAGCTAGTGGCGGGTAGCGTGGAGATCAAGGGAAGCGATAGCGACGAGTTTAAGGCGCGCGCGATGAGCGATTTTGCAAACGGCAAAATAAAATGCCTAATCACAAAACCCAAGATCGCCGGCTTTGGCATGAACTGGCAAAAGCACTGCGCAAACGTGATCTATGCCTCACTATCGGATAGCTTCGAGGGATTTTTCCAAAGCTTACGCCGCGTTTATCGTTACGGCCAAACGCGCGAAGTAACCTGCTATATCATCACGAGCGAAGCAGAGGCAAACGTGCTAGCAAATATCCGCCGCAAAGAGGCTGAATTTTATAAGATGATCGAGGGGTGTTTGGAGCAAACGCGCGAGCTAGTGCTAAGCGAGATCAAGCGCGTAAGCCGAGAAAAAAGCGAATATAACCCGAGCGTAGCTATGAGCTTGCCGGAGTTTTTAAAAGCTGTTTGATCTCCTGGACAAACATTTTAAGGAGTGATTATGGAAGGACTAGAAGCGAAGCTAAAAGCAGCGCAAGAGGAGATCATGATGCTAAGGCGCAAAAAAGTAGTGATGCCCTCTCGTGCTGCCCAATTGCTAGGCGAGATTAAAAGGATGGCTCAAAAAGGACTAGACGCCAAAACAATGACTACAAAAGACGAAAAACTAAGAGGAATAATCAAGAAGATTAAGGATTAATTATATGAGAGAGATTAAATTTAAAGCTTATTATAAAGCAGATAAAAGGATATACGAAGTTTTATATCTTGACTTTGCAAACAATGAATTAGGGCTATGGGATGAGGAGACGGAGATTGATTTCGAGTGCTCTTTTGAAGATGTCGAGCTTATGCAATACACAGGGCTAAAGGATCAAAATAATGCGGAAATTTACGAGAGCTACATCGTCAAATTTGACCCGCAGTCTCCTTGCGGCGATGAATTTTATAATCCGCGAGAAGGCGAGATAGGCGAGGTGATTCTTGATTTCGGAAGTTTCGTTGTTAGACCGATTGATAAAAAGCGGGAGGATTTGCGATTTTCCCTCAGTGAGCTCGGCGATTGGGTAGTCGTCGGCAATATTTACGAAAATAAAATTTAATAGGGGGGCAAAAATGAACCTAGAAATTTTTAAAAACGATAACTTTGAGATCAGGGTCGCAGTCGATGAGGCGGGCGATCCGCTGTTTTGCCTGGCTGATGTTTGCAGAGTTTTGGAAATCCAAAACGCTACCGACGTCAAAAATGCGATAAAAAGGGAGTTTGACGATGGCCTAGATTTAACCTACCCCATCTTTGACAGCCTAGGCAGGGAGCAAAACGCGACTTTTGTTACCGAGCCGCAGCTTTATTTCGTGCTAATGCGAAGCGACAAGCCAAACGCCAGGAGCTTTAGAAAATGGGTTAATGTTGAGGTTTTGCCGTCTATTCGCAAACACGGCGGCTATTTGACGCAAAAAAAGATCGATGAGGTGCTAAGCGATCCCGATACGATCATAAAACTAGCCCTTGATCTAAAAGCTCAAAGGGCTAAAACTCAGGAACTAGAGCGCGAAAAGGCGGCAAATTTACCTTATATTACCTTTGCCAAAGCCGTCGAAGCAAGCGCGACGAGCATCAACATCGGCGACTATGCAAAAGCCCTATGCGACGACAAGCGCATAAGAGTAGGGCAAAAACGGCTCTTTAGCTGGCTGCGAGATAGCGGATATTTGCAAAAAGACAATAAACCCTATCAGAAATACGTCGATAACGGATACTTTGAGCTTGTGATGAACGTGATAGCCACCACAAAAGGCAATCTGCAAACCTTTACGACGAAAATCACGAGCAAAGGGCAAGTAGCGCTCGCGCCTAAAATAGAGCAATTTTTCTCAAAGAGCGCGTAAAATTTAGTCGAAATTTAGTAAAATAATATAAAGGTAGAAAATGAAAAAAAACATAAAAGATATAACCGAAGTAGAAATAAGGTGCAAAACATGCAAGACTAAGATCACGTTTGACATCAAAGAGCGCAAGAAAAGCTTTAGCTTTTGCCCTAATTGCGGCGGAGGATTTTTTGATGACGATACGAATTTGCTTAACGATTTTGACGAGATATTTTATCGCTTAAATCATATCAAAAACATAGAATTTAGCTTTATTTGCGACGATGAAAAGGCCGAGCGATGAAAAAGAACATAAAAGAGATTAAAGAACTTGAATTTAAGTGTGATAATTGCGGAACTAGGGTTATATTCGACTTTGAAAACAGAAAGAGGACGATAACCAGATGCCCTAACTGCGATTTTGCGTTTTTTAGGGGTGATAGTGACGTATTAAGCGCGCTTGATGATGTGTTTTTTAGGCTAAAAGACACTAAGGGGTTACAAGTGAGCTTTATTTGCGACGATGAAAAGGAAAAAAATGACAAGTGAAAATTTTATAAAAATATGTAAAAAATACGCAAAAGAAAATAATAAATGGTTGCATCCCACTAATTTAGAGGCGATATCGCCGTTTTATCAGAGGTTTAAAAAATACTGTATCGAAAACCTGCGCAACGAAGACGACGAGGATAGCGTATTTGATTGGCTTAAAGACAACAGGCACAGCCCTGATCTTATGATAGAAAATCCTAGTGCGATTAATAAAGGCAACGATCCTACGGATGGATCTAAAATACTAATCCTTGGGCAACTTAAACACGAGATAAATCCGGTCACGCCGATAAAGCGAGGTAATGAAAAAGAGCTTATCGAAGAAATAAACGCCAAAATCAAAGAAATAGTCGGATACGATACCTTTTTTCATCAGGGCGGTAATCATATAGAATTTAAGGATAAAAAGCAAAACGATTTATACGTTATTGAGTGGCATTTTGATCCAAATTACAAAGAGCAAAATATAGTTAAACGGGTGTGCGCCGAGCTGGGCATCACGCAGCGGGAGCTGGCGGAGAGGATGGGCGTGCATCAAAATATGCCTGCAAAGTGGAGTAGCGGCGATGAGCCAAGCCAAATGGCGGTTAAATTTATGGAGCTGTTAATCGAGCACGAGAAAATAAAACGTCAGCTGGATAAATTTAAGCAAGGTTTCGCCCTAATAGATGAAGCGAAGCTGGGGTAGCTAAATTTTCGTTACCCTCGGAGCGTGTTGAAATTTCCAACGCGCTCCAAAAAATAGTGCGCCAGTATTTCTGTCTCGCTATTTATACCATAAAAGTATCTTAAAAACATAAAATCTTACTTCAAAGTTATAAAAGCTATTGACAAAACAACTTTAAAGTTATATAATTCTTGCAATTAATTACTTTAAAGGGATAAAAAATGCAAGAGTTATCACTTTTTACCAACCCCCAAGTTGAAATTTTAAATTTCCAAACCTTTACTTCTGAATATGTAGCTCAACGTTACGGCGTTTCGGTTTCAAATATCAAAGAACATAAACGTAAGCACCCAGACGAGATAGTCAAGGGCATCCACTTCATAACCGAGCAAAACAAATTCGGCGTAAACGAAATCAAATGGACTCTCCGCGGCATTATCAAACTGGGCATGTTTATCCGCTCAAAAGAAGCGAAAAACTTCAGACTCTGGGCTGAGATGGAGCTAGAAAAAACGATATTAGGCGAGCTTGAGAGCGCAAAAGAGGCAAGGGCGCGAAATCTAACGCTAGCGGGTAAGGTGATCTCGCTCGAAGCCGCGGCCAAGCTCGAAGCCCAAAATCACAAGAACGCGGTAAACGGCTATCGCTCGCAAATCTCTAGGCGAAACAATCAAATAGCGACGCTAAAGCGCGAACTGGCTAAATTTGAAGACAAAAAGCAAAGAATGGGCGATATAAGCTACGAAAATTTAAAGGCTCTTTATCACAATACGCGGCTAGACTCCGAGTATTTTAAAAAGCAGTATAAAGAAAAGGAGCTCAAAGAGTGCGCGATTGGCGAGGCGCTAAGCCGCATAAACGGACACGTAAAATCGCTAATAGACTACATTTACGACTAAAGCGCGTCTAAATAGTCCGCCCACCACTGCATCATCGCGTGCATTTGGGCTAAATTTTGGGCGCGATTGTAGGCGGCGCGGATCTTGTCCGTGCCTTTGTGCGCGAGGCATTTTTCTATAATGTCGAAATTTAGCCCGTGAGTGTCGATGTTTTCGTTGCAAACGGTGCTAAACATGGCGCGAAAGCCGTGCGACACGATCTCGTCTTTGCTAAATCCCATCCTACGCAGCGCGACGTTTAGGGTGTTTTCGCTCATATACCGGGCTGAGCCGTAAAGCGAGCCGAAAAGATAAATTTGATCTAGATTGTAGCCTTTGTATTCTTTTAGCAGCTCCAGGGCTTGGCGCGATAAGGGCAGGGTAAAAGCCTCTCGCATTTTCATATCGCCCGCGGGGATGTTTATGACGCCCTCATCAAAATCGATATACTCCCATTTTGCGCTTCTAACGTTAAAAGGGCGCAGTGCGGTGAGAACTGCAAATTTAAGGGCGTATTTGGTGCGAACGTCGCCGCTGTATTCGTCTATACTTTGACAAAGAGCCTTAATATCGGCGTTTTTGGTAAGCGTCGCGTAATTTTTCTCTTTGACTTTTTTGAACGTGAAGCGGTAGTTAATGCTCGCGATCACGTTATGCGGCGCGATATAGTAGGCTGATTGCCAAATTTGATTTAAAAGCGAATAAAGCCGCTTCATCATCTCAAGGCTGCCTTTAGCCTCTATCTTTTTTAAAATTTCGATGACGTCGGTTACGGTGATGTCCGTGATGCTTCTATTTTCAAAAAACGGATAGGCATACATCTCAAGCAGCCTTTTATCTCTATATAGGGTATTTGGCTCTACGCTAGCGGCTTTTATTTCAAGCCATCTTTGTGCGAGCTTTTTAAAATTAGCCTGCT